TTGCTTTCACACCGGATTATTCACGCGACATTATAAAGCCATTTATGCCTGTTTTGATCGCAATAAGAAAAAGGACACTTTACTCGACTGGTATTTTCGGGGATTCTTCGATGAAGTATCACCTTGGATGAAGTACATCGAACCGCTTCCCCAAAAAACTACATACTATATGGCGCAATATGGCGTCAACTACAATCCCGAATGGTCTATCCGAGTTAACGTGGACCACATTTTGGGTGATCCGGAGAATCTGGAACGCATTCCCGACGAGCTTCGCGCAGCTAAAAACCTACCGTTATTGCTGGAAACGGCTGTTGAGCTTGCGCGAAGGAGGGCGGTTGTCGAACCGAGCATCGTATCCCCACAGGGGTATCAGGGCAAGGTGCAGTATTTGTTGCCCATCTGTCTGACGGATATGCAGCAGCCCGACCTTGCCATGACATTGACGATCATGGACGGGTACTACCTGGGCAACACATGCTTGACGCTCGAAATGGCCTACTTAAACGCGCGGTTGCTGGCCAAGCCTGTTTCACAATGGCTGACAGCGCTGACTCAATAACGAAGAAGAGACAGGAGGCGGCAAAATTGCGTTACATTGCTTTTTGCAGTAAAATGCCGCCTTTCCCTGTAACCGTGTTTGAGTAGAAATATATACTACCCAAATATCATTACAGAAAAACGACGGCTTTAAAGTCAAAAAAGCCGCCGTTTTTCTTTTCCAAAAATTAGGTAAGCGGTGGGTGTGTTAAGTGCGCCCATTTGACGGCGGTACCAAGGAGGTAGCGCCGTGTATTGCCTATTTATCCGACAAAAACTGAGCCGATGTAGAAAAATTAGCCACCAAGCGCGGGACATGACAGTGGAGTCATGTCCCGCGCTTTTTTTGTTGCGAAAATGGTCAGTCATTGCCGGATTTAGGCGGCAGCGCTCTCGCGCTCCTCCCCACCTTCCTTTCCCCGAGCTTTCGCGGAAGGAGGTGAGATTGGATGAGCAAGGAGTATTATATCACGCTGAACGGGAAACGGATCCCGGTCACTGAGGAAGTATACTACGCTTTCAAGCGCCCGGCATGGCGGGAGCGTAAACGCAGACAGGTTCGCGCTGAAAACGAGCTGTCGCTGGACGCGCTCGCGGACGCTGGGTTCGAGCTGCCCGACGAAGCGTCGCTGGTAGATGAGATCGTCGCGGACAAGCTGCTGCTGGACATGCTGCTGGAGGCGCTTTCGGACCTGACCGACGATGAACGATTCCTGATCGACGCGCTTTTCTATCAGGAAAAATCCGAACGTATGGTCGCAAAAGAAACCGGCCTATCAAAGACAGGCATCCACAAGCAAAAAGAAAAAATTCTGTCCAAGCTGCGGGATTTACTAAAAATCCGGTGACCACCCGCCCCCTCACTTTCCTTTGGATTGTGAGGGGGTCTTTTTGTTTTCCCCGGATCGGAGGTGAAACCCATGAAGAAAAACGCGCATGCCGCCTTGGCGCAAAGCGAGGAAACGACGGAGGAATTGATCGGCGTCCTGACCGCCATCAGCGTGGTGTCAAGACGGCTGGCAAGAAAACTGGCGCTGCTTGGCAAATCGCCGCCAGCGGAAAGGAGGAACAGTCAAGATGGAGCAGCCAGCCCCGAAGCTACCCATGCCGATCAGAGCCACGCCGTATAAGCATCAGATCGAGGCGTTCAACTTCGTGTGCGGCAAGTTCGGCTTGGTTCCGGCGAATGGGATGGCCTCCTCCGGGGCGGCGCTGCTCATGGAAATGGGAACCGGCAAAACAATCACCAGCATCGCGGTCACGGGCGCCCTTTATCAAGCGGGCAGGCTCCGCAGGGTTCTGGTAGTGGCACCGCTTTCTATACTGGGCGTCTGGGACGAGGAATTCGCCAAGTTCGCTGCTTTCGATTATACGCTGGCGGTACTGACCGGCGCAGGCGCGAAGAAGGCCGACACCCTGCGGCATATGCGGGGTACGCCTCTGCAGGTGGCGGTCATCAATTACGAGAGCGCGTGGCGGCTGGAAAAGGAGCTGCAGGCGTGGAATCCCGACCTCATCATCGCGGACGAGGGACACAAGATCAAGACGCACAACATCGCCGCGTCCAAGGCAATGCATCGGCTGGGCTCGCGGGCGCGGTATAAGCTGCTGCTCACCGGGACGGTTATTACCAACAAGGCCATCGATGTTTATAGCCAGTACAAGTTTCTTAACCCTACGGTCTTTGGGCAGAGCTTCTACGTTTTCAGAAACCGGTATTTTGACATGGTCGGTTACGGCCAGCACACGCCGGTGCTCAAGCGGTCGATGGAGCAGGATTTGATGCGACGCCTCCACAGCATAGCCTTTCGGGCGACGAAAGCCGAATGCCTCGATTTGCCGGAAACCACGGACATCGTGCGCAAGGTCGAGCTGGAACCCGCCGCTATGAAGATTTACAAGGATTTAGTCAAGGACAGCTACGCGGAACTCGGCCAAAGCGAAGTCACCGTCACCAATATCCTCACGCGGCTACTCCGGTTGTCGCAGCTTACGGGCGGCTTCCTCGGCGACGATGCGGGAAACGCACCCCAGCGGATCAGCACCGCCAAGCAGGCGGCATTGGAGGATATCGTCGATGACGTGTTGCAGGAAGGCAAAAAGCTGGTGATTATGGCGCGGTTCATACCGGAGATCAACGCCATCTGCCGGATGCTCGAAAAGAAAGAAATCCGGTATTCGCTGATCATGGGCGGCGTGAAAGATCGGGATTTGCAGGTATCGGCGTTCCAGAACGACCCGCAGGTGCAGGTCTTTTTGGGGCAGATTGCGACCGCTGGGTTAGGCGTGACCCTCACCGCCGCCAGCACGATGGTTTTTTACAGCCTGGACTATTCCATGTCCAATTTTGAACAAGCCAAAGCCCGTATCCACAGGGTCGGCCAGAAAGAGAACTGCACCTACATATACCTCACCGCCCAAGGAACGGTAGATGTGCGGGTCATCCGGGCGCTGCGGGATAAGTCCGATTTGGCGCGGATGTTGGTGGACGATTACAGAAACGGGTTTAATCCCTTTTCGGCTGGGAGGTGAAGAAGCAGTGCAATCACAGGATTCCGGAGAAACCGGAAAGCTCGGTGGCGCAATGCCGGACAGCGAGAAAATGTTTGAGCTGGCCGAGCAGCTCCGGATGCTTCGGGAACAAAAGGAAGCAGCCGAGCGGCAGCTTCAGGAGATCAACGCCAAGATCGACGAGACAGATTATCGGCTATCGGAGCTGATGGCCGAATCCGAAACGCAGAATTTCACGCGCGGCGGTGTGATGTTCTATCTGGTTACGAAAACGAGGGCGTCCGCTGTTGCGGGCTGCAAGGAGGAGCTGTTCGCGGCGCTTCGCCGCGAGGGCTACGGCGAGCTGGTGACGGAAACCGTCAACGCCAACTCCCTGTCATCCTTCGTGAAAGAACAGATCGAAGAGAACGAAGATATTTTGCCCGACTGGCTTTCAGGGCTTGTAAACGTCTTTGAAAAGACATCGGTTGGGGTTCGTAAGGCTTCAAAAAAACAACTTTAAGGGAGGATTTCAAAATGGCAAACAAAAAAGAAACGGCGCTCACAGAGCGGCAAAGCGGCGGCTTTCTTCAATTGGCGGACGTAAACATGGCCGCGATGATGGCCGAGGAGCTGGACGGGTTGGACACCAGCTTTGAGAGGATCAAGATTCCCTCCGCTGGCAGCACGGTGTTCGAGATTCCCGGCGAAAACCCCGGCGAGCCGGATACCGTCAAAGAGTTTTCCGGCGTCATCCTGTACCATCACACCCTGCACGCTTACTACAAAACGAAATACAGCGGCGGCAACAACCCGCCCGACTGCGGCAGCTTCGACGGGATCACCGGCGAGGGCGACCCGGGCGGCAACTGCAAAACCTGCCCGTACAACAAATTCGGTTCCGGGGAGAACAACTCCAAGGCGTGTAAAAACCGCCGCCGTATCTTTGTGCTGCGGGAAGGCGAGATTTTTCCGTTGCTGCTTTCCCTCCCCACCGGCAGCCTGAAGGAGTTCACAAAGTACATCAAACGTCTACTGGGCAAGGGTAGAAAATCCAACAGTGTGGTTACGCGCTTTTCGCTGCGCAAGGCCACGAACAGCGGTGGTATCGCCTACTCGCAAGCGCAGTTTGCCATCGACCGCATCCTTACGCCGCAGGAGCACGCACTGCTCGACAAGCTGTCCGAGCAGGTCAAAGCCTACAGCAGACAATTGGCGTTCGACTTCGACAACACGATGGATTCGGAAGATGGAACGGACTTCTCCGAAATTGATCCGGCCACCGGCGAGATTATCGAACCGCTGAAGTAATGCTCGGCCTGTGCGGGAGCGCGGCGCAGGCCGCCTCCCCGTCACGGGCGGCAAGGAGGAAATTATGGACTATGTATACATAAAAACGCTTGCCGAAATCAAGGCATATCTCAGCGGCGCAGCCCTCGTGGCCTTTGACTTTGAAACCTCGCCCGACGATGCCTTTCGCGGCGAGGAAAAGGCGGCGCTGGATGCGCACAAGGCGCACATCGTCGGCGTCAGCTTCTCCGTGGCCGAAGGCTCGGCGGTATATTTGCCGCTGGCACACCGCGCCGGGGAAAACGCCGCCGATCAGGATGCGCTGTGGCAATGGCTGACCGGATCGTTTTTTCAAAACACCGGAATCATCAAGATCGCGCACAATCTGAGCTTCGAGGCGATGTTCCTTTATGCCCGGGGCACTGTCCTGCAGCTGCCATGCTACGACACAATCGCTGCCGCGCAATTGACGCTTAAAAGCCACACACAGTTTCGGTCGCTTTCTGACAGCGGCTTGAAAACGCTGGTGCCGGAGCTACTCGGCGCGGAGCTGCCTGGCTTCGAGGAGGTCACCGCAGGCCGGTATTTTGATGAATTGGATCCACAGGATGCGGAAACCGTCCGGTACGCCTGCGCGGACTCGGACTATACACTGCGGCTGTATCAACTTTTCAACGGCTGGTTTGACCGGTATCTACCCAAGCATCGCTTCGTTGTGGAGCAGATCGAATCGCCCACGGCGGTTTATTGCGGGTTGATGAAATACAACGGCCTGCCGGTGGATCGAGAGCTGATGACCGCAAAGCAGGAAGAGGCCGAGACGAAGCTCCGGCAGCTCCGGGAGGAAATCGCATTCATGACCGGTGACGTAAGCATCGGTGCGAATGCCGCGACTTCGGCTTTCAAGAAGTATCTGTATGAAGATTTGAGGCTGCCGGTGTTCAAAACCACGGCCAAGTTTCAAGAGGCTATGGATGATGAGGCGCTGGTGCTGCTGGCGGAGTGGTGCGGGGAGAAGCGCCCGGATTTGGTGCCGCTGTTCAAGCTGGTTCAAGAATATCGTAAATGGGGCAAGCTCAAGTCCACCTACATCGACGGCTATATGGCGCATATCAACAACTCCACCGGCAGAATCCATCCTGATTTATTTCCGCTGGCTACCGAGACGGGGCGCTTCGCGGCGCGTAAACCCAATCTTCAGAACATGCCAAGAGCTGACAGCGACGAAATCGGCGTGCGTAATTTCATCATCGCTCCCGAGGACAAGACGCTGCTTTCGCTGGATTTTTCGCAGATTGAATTGAGGATCGGCGCATTTTACTGTCGTGATGAACGGATGCTGGAAGCCTACCGCACAGGTGGCGACATCCATGCCCAGACCACCTCGGTTATTTACCACATTCCCTTTGAGGAGGCGGCGGACAAAACCGCCGCACATTACAAGGAGCACCGCGCCATTGCCAAGGCGTGCAATTTCGGTGTGTTCTTCGGGCTGTTCCCGAAAGGGCTGCACCGCAACCTGAAATTCAAGGCTGGGCTTCATACGTCCCTGTCGGAATGCGAGCGGATCATCGACAACCTGAAAGCCGGGTACCCCCGCCTCACGCAATGGCAGGAGGAAGTTAAAAAGCGGGCGGCATTTCGCAAATATACGGAAACGTGGCTGGGCAGGCGGCGTTACCTGCCGGGCATCACTTCGCAGGATTGGGGCAAAAAGTCCTTCGCTGAGCGGTGCGCGCTGAACACACCTATTCAGGGTACGGCGGCGGACATCCTCAAGCTGGCAATTGGCCGCATCGTCGCCGGATTGCCGGAACGCATGTGGCTGCGGCCCCTGCTGCAAATCCACGACGAGCTGGTATTCGAGCTGCCCCACGACAAGGTGCCGGAGGCGGCGATCTTTATCAAGGCTTGCATGGAAAAGCAGCCTTTCAAGGAATGCGACGTTCCGATTGTGGCTGAAGCTGCGGTCGGCGTGCGCTTCGGCGAACTAAAAGAATTGGAGGTATAAGAATATGAAAACAGGCAGAAATTTGCAGGATTTGGCTCGGGAGCTTGACCGACAGCGCGAGGCCAAGCGCGATTTTATCGTAACCTCGGATGCCATGATGCTGGAGGACAGCGCGGAGCTGTTCAGCCTCCACCGCCCGCTTCCAAGCGGAATGCGCGAGGTTACACCGTACAGCATGACGGAGCTGTTTCACAGGCAGCTCGGCGCTTCGCTGGGCATCCCCGCCAAGTATTACGACAAGATGCGTGGCGAGTATCCGGAGCTTCTTGCACAGAATGTCAACGGCTGGTTCAGGCAAGCGCCGTCGAAACATACGATTCGGACTCTGGACGGGACGGCCAGAGCGTTTTTGAGCGATCGGTACCGTAGGATCGACAATTACGCAATCGCCAAGGCGACACTGCCGGTCATCGGCGAGATGCCCGACGCGCAGGTCATCAGTTGCGAGATCACGGAAACGAGGATGTACATCAAGGTAGTCAATCCCCGGCTTGAGGCCGAGGTGCAAACGGGCGATATCGTACAGGCCGGGATCATCATATCCAACTCGGAGGTCGGGCTTGGCAGCGTATCCGTCATGCCACTGGCTTACCGACTGGTGTGCCTGAATGGCATGATCGTAAATGATCTCGGGCAGCGGAAATATCACGCTGGCCGTGAGCTGGAAGAATCATGGGAGCTGTACAGCGATGAAACGCTGCAGGCCGAAGATAACGCCTTCATGTTGAAATTGGCCGATATCGTGCGAGCCGCCGTCGATGAGGCGCGGTTTACGTCGGTGGTCGATAAGCTGCGGGAGGCCGTCGATATCAGGATCACCGCGTCGGTACCGCAGGTGGTGGAGCTGACCGCCAAACAGTACGGCCTGACTCAGTCCGAGGGAAACGACGTGCTGCAGCATCTGATCAGCGGCGGCGACCTGTCGCGCTACGGCTTATCCAACGCTGTTACCCGCGCGTCGCAGGACGTGCAGGATTATGACCGCGCCACGGCTCTCGAAGGCGTAGGCTGGCAGATCGCCGTCATGCCCCGGGAGGTCTGGGCGGTCATCAACGAGGCGTGAGGCTATGAGCGTAAGCAAATACAATCACGAGCGATATTATGATCCCACGCCTTATGCGGCGCTGATGGCCATTGAACGGGAAGAAAAAGAAAACAGGCGCAGACCGCTGGTGTTCATCTGCTCCCCATTTGCGGGGGACGTGGAACGGAACCTGCAAAACGCCCGGTTGTATTGCAAGTATGCGGTGGAGCAAGGCGCGATCCCCCTCGCGCCCCACTTGCTCTATCCTCAGTTTTTAGACGACCGGGACAAGGCGCAGCGCAGCCTCGGGATTTCCTTCGGACTGGTGCTTTTGGGGAAATGCGATGAACTTTGGGTGTTCGGTAGCACGATCACCAAAGGTATGAGGGTGGAAATTGAACGGGCGCAGGCGCGAGGGATCAAAATTCGATTCTTTATCAATCAAGGCAAGGAGGCGGTGACGTGAAAGCATTGGATATACCGCTTGAAGAGTTTCTGCGCCCCTTTTTCGACGCAGGCGAAACGGTATGCCTACGCATTTTTGATGACCGAAAGACCAGCTCGTTTCGTGGCTCGAAGCTGGAATGCGAGGCCGGAAAGATCGCCGCGATGGCAGATATTCTCCAAAAGCACAACCAACAGAATCGCGGCATTTATTTCGTGGTCAACTATGGCGGCCATGAAGATGCCGATATCACCCGCATCAATGCACAATTTGTGGAGTGCGACGAGCTGTCCATCGAGGAGCAGGTGGCGCAGGTTGAGGCGTTTTCCATCGAACCATCGCTGATTGTAAAAACAAAAAAATCCCTTCACGTTTACTGGTTGATGAAGGATGCGAAGGTCGCGGATTTTCGCAGAGTACAAAAACGGTTGATCGCCCGATTCCAAGGCGACCCGGCCTGCATCAACGAAAGTCGCGTGTTCCGGCTACCCGGGTTTTATCACTGCAAGGGCGATCCGGTTATGGTGGAGTGCATCAAATTCAATCCTGAGTTGCGCTACACACAGGCCGAATTGGAAGCAGTGTTGCCCGAGGTGCCGGACGATCCGGTGATCAAAACACCCGCACCTAAGGGCACTCGCAAGGGACTGGCTCTGGTGATCAAGCGGTGTCTTTTTGCGCAGCACTGTAAGGACAATGCCAAGTCCCTCTCCGAGCACGACTGGTATGCGATGATCACGAATCTTGCGGTGTTCGAAGGAGGCAATCGCGTCATTCATGCACTATCCAAGGCGTATCCGGGTTATGACCGCAAAGAAACGCAGGATAAAATCCAGCACTTTCTGGAGAGTGGGACGAAGCCCATCACCTGCCGGACGATTGCCGAGAAGGGCTTCGTCTGCCCGAAGATGGAGGACGGAAGTTGCGGTTGTAAGGCTCCCGCCGCCCTCTGCTATAAACCCCTTGCCGTTGAGGATCTGCGTGTGTTTCTTTCGGAGCTTGAGGTCAGGAAGTCTGCAGTGGACGATATGCAGACCGCGCAGGAATTTGTCCGTGATTTCCTATACAACGTGGATTCGGTTGTTGCGGGGACATTCATCGAATACGAGTTGAAGGAGCATTTCGGCCTGAAAACCAGCGCGGTCAAGCCACTGGTGGCGCAGCAGAAGGAGCTATACAAGGCATACCGCGACAGCAAGGATACGAAGCGCGAAACCTCCGGCGAGGAACTGCCTGACTGGTATGAGGTGACGGACCGGGGTCTGCGGTTCGTTTCTGGCCTACTGGCCAATCACATGGCCAAAAACGTGGACGCCTTTTACGGTGCGGAGAGCTATTACCTCTATGAGGGCGGAGTGTATAAAGCCGCGTCGGATTTGCAAGCTGCAGCCAAAGTGCGCGAGCATCTGATCGACCGATACGCGACCATGTCGGGCATCAACGACACCGAGGGTCAGTGGCGCATGCTCATCTATAAGCCGATCCGAGAGATTAACTGCAATCCGTTTATCATCAATACGGCAAACGGCCTGTACAACGTCCTTGACGGCAGCTTCAAACCGCACACATCGGAGTATTACTCAACGGTGCAGCTCAAAGCGGCGTACAGGGAGAACGCTGGATGCCCGCGGTTCATGAAATTTATAAGAAGTGTACTGGAGGAACCGGAAATTTACCTGCTGCAGGAGATATTCGGGTATTTTCTGATTCCAATCAACAAGGCGCAGAAGAGCTTCATGCTGGTGGGAGCGCCCAACGCGGGCAAATCGACGCTGCTGTCCATCGTTCAGGAGATCCTCCTGGGCAGCGAAAACGTGAGTAATGTCCCGTGGCAATCGCTCTCCGACCGGTTCAAAACCGCAGAGCTATTCGGTCGGTTGGCAAACATTTTTGCCGACCTGCCTTCAAAGAGTGTGGATGACAACGGAATCTTTAAGGCGCTCACCGGCGAGGACTACATCACCGCCGAACGTAAAAACAAGAATCCTTTCAGCTTCAAGCCTTATGCCCGGTTGCTGTTTTCCTGTAACGAGATACCCCGCAATTATGGCGACCGCAGCGAGGGATTTTACCGCAGACTTATCATCATCCGCTTTGCGAATGCGGTGCCGCCTGAGAAGCGCGATCCCAACCTGCTGGATAAGCTGACCGTGGAGCGAGACGGGATTTTCATGTGGGCACTGACGGGGTTAAAAAGGCTCATGGCCAACAGCTACCTGTTTTCCGAAACCGACGCGACCCGCGCCGAACTGCAGCGATACAAGGTGGAAAGCAACAGTGCACTTTCCTTCATTGAGGAATGCTGCGTGCTCGACGCAAAAGCGGAATGCGTCCGCGAGGAGCTGTTCCAGCAATATCGGGAATATTGCCACAAAAACGGCCTGAAGCCCCTGTCGCAGGCCAACTTCAACAAGGACGTGGAAGCCATCGGCAACACCATCGAAAAAGCGGTCGACAAGCTGGGCAAACGCCGCATATGGCGGGGATTGCGATTCCATGAGTAGTTTTTTGACGGTTTTGACAGGCATTTGACAGGTTCGGCGAGGCGAAAACCCCTACTACATAAGGCATTTGACAGGTTTGACGGGTTTTTTATATTTCTTACGTTAAAGACCAGAATGCTATATGTAGTAAGAATTTTATAATACATTATAAAAGCTGAGGATTTCCTGTCAAACCTGTCAAAAACGCGAGGTGCGTTATGGCAGAAAAGGACATCACAAACGCGATTCTGCGTTATCTAAAGACTGTGCCTTGCTGTTTTGCTTGGAAAGAGCACGGCGGCATGTATGGCACAGCCGGTTTGCCGGACATCATCTGCTGCATCAAAGGTCGGTTCGTCGCCTTTGAGGTAAAAACACCGTCCGGCAAGCTGACAAAGCTGCAAGAAGCCACGATTCGGAAAATCAGAGCTGCCAAGGGCGAAGCCTTCAAAGTGACAAGTGTCGAGGATGCCAAATCCATTCTTGATACCTTGGAGGTGCCAGCTCATGACGATAGCTTGGATATATTTAGATAAAAAGGCGGCAGCCATCGACGCCTTGAAGGATTACTCTACCATGGAGTACATTCTTCAGAACCACTCCGATATTTTGGAGGAGATGACGGAAAAACTGACGGCAGTGCGATCTTCCGCTCCCACAGGTATGCCGAGGATAAAAAATCCAAAGGCAGGTGAAGCGCGTTTGGCAGCTACGCTGGATGAGATCGACGTCCTTAAGGAGCGATATCGTAGGGCACTGGAGTACATGGAGTGGTTCCAGCCCGCATGGGAGGCTTTGAGCGAGGACGAGCGGTTCGTCTTATCGGAGTTTTATCACAACGATGATTCTCGGCAGACCGATGCGATTGGAAGTGTATGCGAGCGGTTCAGCATTGAGCGCTCATCTGCTTATAACAAAAAGAACCGGGCGCTGGCCCGATTGGCCCTTCTGCTGTACGGAAAGTGAGTAATTTCGTGGACGACTTTTGCGTTTTGATGTGCTATACTGATACCATCAAAATTTGCAAACAAAAGCCTTCGGAGCACAACCGCTCTGAGGGCTTTTTTGTTGGCACACTTTGCACTAAACGCTCGCCTACACTTTGGGGGAATTGCCTCCGCAGAAATGTCTTGCCTTTAAGCGGTTATCGAGCGATCATGTGTCTGCAAGGAAGGAGGCGTTTTTATGGGGGGAAAATTCTACTGCCCCACGCAGATATGCCTGTTTGAAACACCTGTGGACATAAAGGATTGTTTTCAAAATGGCGAGGATTTGGAAGATTTATTTTGCGAGCATCAACTGAGCGGTGCTGAAGAGACGGGATATTTTCAAGCAATTATCCGCGAATGGAACCGCAGGCACGATTCGGCTGCATATCGGCTGGACATTTCCGAAGATACCCAACTGGATGGGATTCGGGAAGGTGTGTGCTCCATGGTGCTGCGTGACAATGGTCTGATCGAGTATGAGCTGGATTGCGAGGCATCCTGCTCGAACGAAGAAGCCTGTGAACAATTGGCGGCTGTTATAGGCGAAAACGCGGACCCGTTCATTCTGGATTTCATTTTGGATGACGGCAGGCAGTTATATATTGCCCCCACCACCCATCATTGGTGCGGCGGGTTTACCTTAGTCCGGGACTACTGACCTTCTCGAAAGTGAGTAAAATCGTGGACGACTTTTGCGTTTCGGCGCGCTATACTGATATCATCAAAATTGCATAACAACAAAGAAGCCTTCGGAACAACCGTTCTGAGGGCTTTTGTTTTGCCCGGGAGGTGGCCGTGTGCCAAGGAAACCCAAACGGCCATGCAGCTATCCGGGCTGCCCGGAGCTGACGGATGGCCGGTATTGTGAAAAGCATCAGAAGGAAATCGAAGCGCGATATAACCGGTATGAACGCGACCCGGCCACCCGCAAGCGGTATGGCCGGACGTGGCGGCGAATCCGTGACCGATATATTGCGGCGCACCCGTTATGTGAGCGGTGCCGCAAGGCCGGTAAGTTGACGCCCGCCGAAGAGGTTCACCATATCATCCCTTTATCCAAGGGCGGCACCCATGACGAAAGCAACCTCATGAGTTTGTGTACGTCGTGCCACTCCGAAATCACCGCGCGCGAAGGTGGCCGCTGGGGTTAAGGAAAAGGCGAACCCGAAGGTTATCTACCTTCGGGTTGCAGCAGTTCGTATGTGCCATCCGGCAGTTCGCCCGCATATAAGCAATCCGGCCAGCGGAACAGCCATTCTTTGGGTGTGGGCTGTTCGTACCACAAAGACCCACCGTCGCACATGCTTTGGATAATTCTTTCCTTTGCATCTTCATCGTCATCGTCAATGGCGACCGACTGGAAGAAGCGGACATAACGGGATAGATCATTCGACATAACGTTTGCCTCCTTTCGCTTGATGCTAATGGCCTGTAGTATATATCTGGTTTCACCACATAGCAAGGGTGTAAATACCACAATCACCCGGGCTTTTCTTCTGCGTTTGTGTGTTGGCCGCCGGGGTTGACGATTGCTGTAAATAACTCAAATTGGCCGGTCCTTCTTTGGTGGGTAATCGTATTGCTAATTGCGGCGACCAGAGGTATCATGTCCCCCACAATAATGAAAGGGGTTATTGACACATGAAAACAAAACAAATATGGGAGCGCGCAAATGAGCATCGGGAGTTGATCCGCTCGCTTTATCGTGCGCTCTGTGAGGGTGAGGACATCAACGGGATGATGAATCAACTGAAACAATTGATTCCCTGCCTGTTCGGTGTCGATGCTGACCGGCGCGCTTTGGTGTTTCGTTCGATTGACGATGGCTTGGTTGCCTTGCTTGTGAAGGAAGAAGGCGACACGCTGGTGCTGGCACTGGCGACGACAGATATTGAGTTGAACTAAGTCTATCGGCGAACACAAGAAAAAGGACGCGAGAGATTGTCTCGTGTCTTTTTTTTTATCTCGGGGAGGGGCGGTCTGAATCTCCACAACCTTTTCACGGTGCAACGGGCGTGGGGTCACGCGCGAAAAATCGCGGGTTCAAACAGGGTATATACCCCTAAAAAATTACAGAAGTGAGGTAAATCCATGAATTTAACAAGGAATCTCAAATATCCCAAACCAAAAGAAGATAAGACAAAGGGAAGCTACATGTCGGGAGCCGATGTGATTGAAGTTCAGAAACTTCTTGTAAGTGCTGGATTTAACGTCGGGAAATCTGGCATTGATGGCTATTACGGCCCGGATACAAAAGCCGCCGTTATCGCGTTTCAGCAAAGGCATAAGGACGAGAATGGAAAACCATTAGAAGTGGATGGTGTTGTTGGCTCTCACACTTGGTGGTCTTTACATAATTTTGTACCCGCGCAGCCTGTAAGCCAAAAGAAAGCTGATTTTTGCGCCCATGCTGCTTCGAAGGTCGGATGCCTTTATGTTTCGGGAGGTCAGGGGCAGCAAGGAACGCCCGAGCTTATCAGAAAACTCGAAAAAGACGATGGAAATTATAAACGGGCGATGGCTCAATATAATCTCCATGTTCAAAAGGGTTTGCCTCTTACAATTTATGATTGCAGTGGTCTGGTAATGGAATATCTCCAAAACGAGCAGCATCTTGTCGCTACCGATAAAACCGCGAACGGGATATACTTCGACCTCTGTGCCCTCATTGATCGTCAAAGCCTGCGGGCAGGCGATCTGGTCTTTATCAAAGATAAAAAGGGGCCTCTGCATCTTCATCATGTCGGGATTTATATGGGTGACGGGACGGTGGTGCAGGCAAAAGGCCGCGATTATGGAGTTGTCCGCACGCCAATTGGCGCGGATGGGTGGACTAATTTTGGCCGACTGAAGTGCTTGGAATAAACCCTGCTTTCGGGAAAGTGAGGTGATGTGCATGGCCAAGGACGGTACCAACCGGGGCGGGGCGCGCATCGGTTCTGGGCAAAAGAAAAAGCCGCTGGCGGATAAAATTCTGGAGGGCAATCCGGGCAGACGTCCGTTGACGGTCATTGAGTTCAAGGACACGGCGGATTTGGAAGGCCAGACTATGCCGCCGCCCCGCGAATATCTTGGCGCGAAACAGAAAAGCGGAAAAACCACGCTGGCGGTGGAGATATATGAAAAGACATGGCAATGGCTGTATGAACGCCGGTGTGCCCATTTAATCCCCGCGCAGCTTCTGGAGCAATACGCCATGAGCGTATCGCGGTGGATCCAGTGTGAGGAATGCGTCACCGAGTTCGGGTTCCTCGCCAAGCATCCGACCACCGGCAACGCGATTCCGTCGCCCTATGTGGCCATGTCGCAGTCGTTTATGAAGCAAGCCAACGGCTTATGGTTTCAGATTTATCAGGTCGTGAAGGAAAACAACGCGGCGGATTATAAAGGCGCGACGCCCCACGACGATGCGATGGAACGCCTGCTCACGGCGCGGAGGGGTGGCTGATGGAACTTTGGCAATTGCATCAGTTTCAAAGCCTGCCGCTAGAAGCCAAGATTGCAAAGAGCAAGCTGCGCATCCGTGAGTGGATGGATCATTTTGGTGGCGATGTGTACGTCAGCTTTTCAGGCGGCAAGGACTCGACGGTACTGCTCGACTTGGTGCGTTCGGAGTATCCGGGCGTGCCCGCTGTCTTTTCAGATACCGGCTTGGAGTTTCCCGAGATCAGAGAATTTGTTAAAACCGTTCCCGATATGACGTGGGTCAAACCGGACATGACGTTTCGGCAGGTTATTGAAAAGCACGGGTATCCGGTGATCAGCAAAGAACAGAGCGATTGGATATATCGTGTTCGCTGCGGTAATCCGCAGGTGTACCAGAAGAACGTCCTCGGGATCAGGCCGGACGGCAGAGAGACGCGCTTTCACATTTCGGAAAAGTGGCGGTATCTGCTGGATGCGCCCTTTCAGATCGGCGCAGGCTGCTGTGCGGAAATGAAAAAGAAGCCGTTAGACCGCTATGCCAAAGAAACCGAGCGTGTTCCCATCCTCGGCACGATGGCCTGCGAAAGCGCCCTCCGGCTTCAAAAGTGGCTGCTCCACGGCTGCAACGCCTTTGACAATAAAAAGCCTGTTTCCATGCCGCTCTCGTTCTGGCTGGAGGAGAACATCTGGGAATACATCCACCGGTTCAACGTCCCATATTGCAAGATTTACGATATGGGGTACATCCGGACGGGATGTATTTTTTGTATGTATGGCGTCCATTTGGAGCCGGAGCCGAATCGGTTCCAGCGCCTTCAAAAGACGCATCCGAAGCTGTGGCGGTATTGCATGAAAGAATGGGACGCCGGGGGCTTGGGGTTGCGGTCGGTGCTGGAGTACATCGGCGTGCCCTACGAAAACTTTTTGCTATGAGGTAATGGACATGAACATACAAAAAATCAAAGCCGAGCTGTTAAGCCCTTCAGCATACAACCCCCGTAAGGACTTAAAGCCCGAGGATAAAGAATATCAGAAGCTCAAGCGTTCCATTGAGGAGTTTGGGTATGTCGAGCCTGTCATTTGGAATAAGACCACAGGCAATGTGGTCGGCGGTCATCAGCGGCTCAAGGTCCTTTTAGACTTGGGACATGCAGAAATCGACTGCGTGGTGGTTGAGCTTGACCTGCAGCGGGAAAAGGCGCTCAATATTGCCCTCAACAAAATTCAGGGCGAATGGGATGAAACCAAGTTGGCCGAATTGATGGCCGACCTCGACGCAGGCGCATTCGACGTATCCCTCACCGGCTTCGACGCTTCGGAGATCGACGAACTGCTCAACCGCTTTTATTCCAAGGAAGCGGTGCAGGACGATTTCGATGTGGACAAGGAAAAGGAGCGCATCGAGAGCGAAGGCGCAGTTACCCAGCCAGGGGATATCTGGCTGTTGGGGCAGCACCGCCTTATGTGCGGGGATTCTACCAACGAGGTTGATTTTGAAAAGCTGATGGACGGCGGCCATGCGCAATGCGCCGTTACTTCGCCACCCTATGGCGTGGGCAAGGAATATGAAAAGGCAGGCATCGAGCCGTGGTTTGAAACCATCAAACCAGTGATAAAAAATCTGTGCAGGCACGCGGATATCGTCTGCTGGAACCTGGGCGACCTTTACGCCACCGGTTCTCAGTTCATCGAGCCGACCAGCGTGTACAGCGTGAATATGTTTGCCGACAACGGGTACCGCCCCATCTGGATTCGGATATGGAAAAAGCAAGGGATGAATTTCGGCGTCGGCCCCTATCATCTTGTTTCTAATAAGCCAGTGCAGCAATACGAGTATATTTCGGCCTTCAGCAAGAACGGCGAGGCTGAGGAATACAACGATCAGGAGTATGTGTGGCTCTCGGCGTTCGCCGGACACGGCTATAAATTCGTGAAACGGTTGACCAAGGAAGAACGGAAAAAGTGGGGTTATGCGGGCATCTGGGAAATGACGACGGTGCGTGCCAACAAGGAACACCCCGCCATGTTTCCCGTTGAGCTGCCGTGGCGCTGCCTGAAAATGCACAGCGACCGGGGCGGCATCGCTTTGGAGCCGTTTTCGGGAAGCGGCACCACCATCATCGCGGCGGAACAGACCGAGCGCCGTTGCTATGCAATGGAGATTTCCCCCGTCTACTGCGATTTAGCGGTCAAGCGCTGGGAAGATTTCACGGGCGAAAAAGCGGTCAGGCTGGAGGGATAAGACTTGGATATACAGAAAATCTCCGTTTCAAAAATCAAGGCGGCAAAATATAACCCGCGCAAGGACTTAAAGCCTGGGGACGCGGAATATGAAAAACTGCGCCGTTCCATTGAGGAATTCGGCTATGTAGAACCTCTTGTCTGGAACAAGCGCACGGGTAACATCGTGGGCGGCCACCAGCGGTTCAAGGTGCTGAAAGCGATGGGCTATCAGGAAATCGACTGTGTGGTGCTGGATATTGACGAGCAGCGGGAAAAGGTGCTGAATGTAGCGCTCAACAAAATCAGCGGCGAGTTCGATATCCCCCTCTTAACCGACCTGCTGCGTGATTTGGGTGACGACGGGTTCGACGTGTCTCTCACTGGTTTTGATGCCGCTGAGATAGATGAGCTTTTTAAGGACAAAACGGCGGGCAAGGTCAAGGAAGATAATTTTGATGCCAATAAGGCGCTTGATGAAATCGAAACGCCGATCACGCGGCGCGGCGATATTTGGCTGCTTGGCAAGCATCGGCTGATGTGCGGCGACAGCACCTCTCTTTCGGAGGTGCGACAGCTAATGGATGGAAAAAAGGCGCGGTTTATCTTTACGGACCCGCCGTGGAATGTGGACTACGGCTCCGATACCAAACATCCAAGCTGGAAGCCGAGGCAAATCCTCAATGACAAAATGAGCACCGAGCAGTTCGGTGCTTTTTTGTTGGCCGCGTTTCAGTGCATGGCTTCCGTTTCCGAGCCGGGCTGTATGACCTATGTGGTGATGAGCGCGCAGGAATGGGGCAACATCATGCCCGCCATGCGGCAGGCTGGTTACCATTGGTCGAGCACGATCATCTGGGCAAAGGACAGTCTCGTTTTATCCCGCAAGGATTATCATACGCAATACGAGCCGATTT